CCTGCCGATGACCGGTGTGTGCGGTGGCGCACCGATACTTTTTGTCACCAGTGTGTAACCGTTGGTAGTGGTGTAGGCAAATGTACTGCCAGTGATCGGGTCCCCGACAGTGCTGAAAATATAAAACTTGTCGGTACCGCCTTTGAACCACACCCAGTTACGGTCATCCCGCGCTTCAATCGGGGCTTCGATGGTACGCAAGGTCCAGGTGATCAAGTCAGTGGAACTGGCAATCGCTGTTTTGGTGTAGTCAGAAATGGCTTTACCACAGGCGATGTAATTGCTGCCTATCTTGTGAATCCATTCTGCTTGCAACACATCCAGTAGTTCGTTGGCTTCTGCTGCTGTGCCTTTGCGGGTGTAGGTGGCAAGGCCGGAAGCATCGGTGGCTGTGTAAATGTCTGCGCCAAAATTCATGCACACCACGTATTCTGTGCCGGAATGCGACACAGAATTCACGTACCCCGGTGCAGAGAAGAGATCCACTGATGGCTTGGCAACCGATACCCAGCCGGTGGACAGTACCTGACGTTTCCAGATAGAAGCGCCGTCGGTCAGGACGACAACTGCATCCCCGCCTACTGTGCCTTTCGAGCAGCACAGTTTGTGGTTGTAAGGTTTAGGGCCGCTGTCGAATATCTCTGGACCTGTTAAGTCAGGATCGTTAACTACGTGGTAGTAGTCGTAAACCGCGGAAGGTTGCGACTTGTACCCTATGCCTCCATCAGCCTGGATCGTTGCATCGATAGCCATCCAATCACCGGCAACCCAAGCAGGGCGCGGGCAACCCACTCCAGCAGTCGGCGTGATGACTGGGGGAGGGGTTTCTCCGAAGTTCAACTTAACCCCAGCGTAATCCCCGCCGCTGTAGTTGTACCCGTAGCCCAGGCCGTACCCAGCAAAGCGGGTGGTGGTATGGGTGAAGAGCTGAGTGCTTTTCTTGCCGTCTTTAACCGCTTCAATCTCGATCTGATACTTGGCAGCCGGACCTGGTCCGCGCCCGCCTGTGTAGCGGTAGTAACCGGTAGAGCCGAAAGGGTCTATACCATTCTGCTCCCCCAGCAAGGTGCGAGGTTCTGGTCCGTCTGGCAAGTCAGGGTCATACACCCTGACGTTAAAAGTTGTGCCAGCCTCAGGTTCAACCCCTGCGGAATCCCACGGCAGGGGGACGTCACTTTGGGTAACCTTGTTTCGGCAAGCCCACTCGACAGTGAACTCAGCGCCTTGCAGGGAAACTGGGAAATACTCCCCGTTGATTTTGACGTCTGCAGGAGGGTACGGAGCAAACCATGCGTTATCTGCCACTATGTCAGTGTAGAGAGTGTCCCCTCCCAGAAGTATCCCGCCAGTGCGCCCGTACGGTGCCGCGAATAACCTTACTGGATCCCCTTCGCTGTATCGAGCATAACTTGACCAGGCAGCTGATGCAGAAGCCCCGTTGAACCACCAGACAGTATCCCCGGAGGAGTGTGCTGCAGGGACTGTGTCATAAAGCCCCCTCTCAATAACCATAGTCAGGTAGTTAGGGTTAGGAGTGACGTTATCGATTAGGAATTCGTCCTTGTCGATAGATACACAGCGAATTTTTTCATCGTTGATGATGCACCAAGCACCCTCGATCGTTTCCTCTGACATCCGTATAAAGTTGCCAATCTTGACTGTGTGCTGCAGAACTCCTGGGGTTGCAGACATGATAGGCAGATCTTCTGACAACGTGGAGGTAGGGCACAGGGCACTAGCTCCGATCAGTACGGCAGGGTCAGTTACCGAGTACCTGTCAGGCGGCAGCTCGCCGTTGTTAGAGAACAAGTTAAGGCCGGTGGTGGACGCTGCTGGGGTGTTTGCCAGCATGCCAAAAAGACCAGCATCCTGAGCTAATGCCCGTATGAGCGGGGTCCCCCCTGCGGCCAACAAAAGGGTGTAGGGAACTGCAAAGGCCTTGGTTTGTGCCAAGGTGAATTGCTCAGGCTGCGCTGCCGGATCTTCCCAGCCTGAACCGGGCGCCCCGTTGATGAAAGCCCCGTCCACCTGCCCAAATACATCCTCAATGGCGTCAAACTCTATGAAGTTATCCGTCATCGTTTTGTAGTTGATGTTGGCAGCCCTGAATACCTGAGCCTCGATATTGTGCTTAGGCCAGTTCAGTACAAATGGGGATCCTTCGTACAGGTTAAATGCATTCTTGCTCGGGTTGGTTCCCTGCCCAAGACCCCTCGTTACCTGCATGCGGGCGTAAGTTCCGGCCATAGAGCAGCGTTGGCGCACCTCCCGCTCACACACCTCTGCCGCCATGTTTTTATTTTTCAAGCCTGGCAGCGTAAGAGTTTCTGATATCACCGCACCGTAAATAGCCACCATCGCTGTATTGCTTCTGGTAACTGTTTCAGTTTTTTCCGTTTCATAATCAGAGTAGATAACAGAAATTGTGTTTATAGCTTCTTCGCCTGTTGGGCGGTTGAATGTCCCTATGTCGATAATCTGTGAAGGCCCGAGAACCGGTAACTCCCCCACCGAATTCTCAGGAACCCGGCGAACTAACACCATCTCGATCATCCCTGTGCGGTGATCGATATACACGTTCCCATTGATGTAACGCATGATATCTGATAGGAACGCACGGATGCTGTTCTCGCCAGACCAAACAATGCCAAGCCCCAACCCTTCACAAGGAAGAGAGTTTCCGTACTGATCTGTATAGTAGTTGGTTACCCACTCCGCCCCTTCCTCGTCGTACCAGCTGGTATCCCATAGCTGATCGGCGCAGGCGGCGAAGCTGGATCCTATACGGTCGATCGGGGCTTTCATTCCGAAGCGCAAGTCAGTCAGACATTGCACCGCTATGTGAGCAGGGTTCATAAACTGCTTGCCGTCCCTGGTGACGATGCATTTTTCAGGGTACCAGCAAGACCCCTCTGCAATGCCGTTAACGTGCCAACCTTTTATGGCGCGAAAGAGTTTTACAGCCACCTCTTTCAAGCCGGGGGTCATCGCCCCCCAGTAGAACCCAGTGTGGTGGGTGACTGGCTCTGAAAATTTAGCCACCCGGTTTTCGGCAAGTATCGTTCCAATAACTGAATCCCGCCATGGGCCGTTCTGGACATAATCTTTCAACGATTTGATGTCGCTGTGGAAAACCAGAGACAAAATACCGCGGTAGGCAGGGGTATATATTTTTGGGTTGGCACTGCGGAGCTTTGTGTTTAGGTAATTATTTATAGCCTGGTCTTGCGCCCCGTGCAGGATATTGACTACCCCCAGAACCCCGCCCTCAACCTTCTCTCCGCCAAAAAGATCCGGCTGGTTGACGATAACGGTATCCACTTTAGAAGTCGGCTGACCTCCCCACGGGTTCTCCTGATCCCGAGGGACCGGCAGGTGAAAGTACTCATCGTCAACTGTCAGAATTCCGGGCGCCGCCTTTCCTGACCACCCTACCTTACCTTTGAAGAGTATCTGCTTGACGACATCAACAGGCCCATGGCAAACGCCTATATGCAGGCCGGCGTAATACTCGTATCCAGATACGTACGACTTGTCGAACATCCCGCCCTGGGAGCTGTCATCAAGCCCAAGGGCTTCCACCAAAGCAGAAACTAATTCTCCCCCTAACTGGTAATCGCCGGAATCTTCAAACCAACCCATTGCGGTCTCCCTCTGCAGCTTCCCTTGCCCTAGCGGTTTCGATAACTTTCTCGAGAAACGGGTCTTCTATGCCAGTTAGCTTTGATAAAGGGATGCCGTTTTTTAGAAACAATTTCAGGGAGTAGCCGTGCTGGGCAGCCCAACGCTCAAGCCCTGGCCTGCAGTAACCTGTATTGGTGCCCTTGCGAACCATCTTCAGGTCCCGTGGCAGGATAATCAGATCTTCGGCCACGTTATTTACCGCCGTTGGCTATAATTGCGTGAGTACTTATATCGCCAAACCCCAGGACGCACACGTCTTTAATGACAGCTGGGCCAAAGACCACAGGAATAACCATCCCGTCCTGCGCAGTAGGGCGGCCGAGACGGTTTGCTGTCGTGGTGTCTTCTGGTTTAGGCGACAGCGCGTAGGAGACCACTGAAGTCCCCACCATGATAGCCAGCTGTACAAGAAAATTGTAAGGCATGTCAGAACACCTTTACGTAGGGGTCATAAGGATCTTCAACCGGCAGTATGGGATCCCCGCCGTAGTTTACTATGTTATCAAACTTCTCTTGGCACTCAGTCGAGTTGTGCTTGCACCCAGGAAGAAACGTCATCCATTCCCCTTGCAAATACCCGCGCAAAGGCGGAAAAACTGTGATATCCCCGGAGTCAGGCAAGTACTCAATTATCGACCTACGGCCTTCCACTTTAGCAAAAGTGTCGAAATAGATAACGAACCCGCCGACAAACCAGTTAGATTTAAGGGCTACGTCCTTACCTATGGAGTGAGCAAAAACCCCCCAGGTCAGTCCTGGCGACTGAACTTTTGCCGCAGTGTTAACTGTAATACTCGCTGGGGCTGGGCTGGTTGCCAGAGCGCTCTCAGGGACTTTGCAGTTATAGCGCTCATACAAGGCGTAAGGGCATGCCCTTTGGTACCTGAGGGTATTACCCATCCGGAACTGGCCGTTCAAGATACTGATGGCGTGGACAGATACCTCATCACCGGTGATGGTGCAGGAATGCACCCTGCCCACCCAAATCTGATTGACGTCACTTAGGTGGATGGAGTCATCTGTCCGCTCATCGCCATAATCCCTGTAGTCGTAAACTTGACGCTGACCGCTGTAAATGATCAGGTCGATAGGGAAGGAGGGGGAGATGACAATTATCTGCTGGGTGATAGGCAGCAAGTAGGGGACCGTCAGCTCCAGGGTTCCGCGGTCAGGGTCCGAGCTTCCATCAAGATCCCCGCGCTGTATGGCTGCCCGCAAGTACTTCTTCCCCAAGTACCAGATATCGATGTCCGCGCTGGTGTACAGGTACTCCTGGTCATACACCTTGAACTCATAAAACTCAATGGGCTGCGATTGGCTGGCGCTAGATTCTTTTCCATCTATCTGGTAACTCATATTGGGCCTTCTCCGCCGCCGTACCCGTCATCGTGCATGAAATCAGGCACGGTCACCATAGGCAGCGACACACGAGCTACCCCAGGGGTCAGCCACTCAAAGGTCACTGCATCATCCGCCAACCGATACAAGTTCAACCAGGATATCCTCACAATGTCGCTGCTGTTAAAAGTGTCCAGGTAAGTGCGGTCAAAAATTATTTTAGTAGTTTCTGAATCCACTGCTTCCACAGCGGTAATCCTGGCCCTGAAAAAAGACCCATTCTTCAACTGAATTTGTAGGTGGTTACGCTCCGGGTGCCACTCTTCAAAATAATTACTTTGCAGAGAAAAGGCCATGAACCCTGAGTCATAAAAAACTAATTCTGTATCCCCAGCGTTGTATAGTCGGGGTACGCTACGCAAGTCACTGACCCAGGACGGAGCCCAGAAAGGGTTTGCTCTGCCACGGCGTCGGTACAGGAATTCCCTGAACTTCTGGACCTCTTGGAAGCTGCGCAACAGCCAGTTGTGGACGGTAGTTCTCGCAGGCCGTTCGCTGACGGAATACAAAGCTATAGCGCCTGTCTGGCTGTCTGTTACCCCGGCCTCAAAAGAGAATGTTTTAGACAACCCACCAGCCCAGTCCGGCTCGTGGTTAAGAACCTCCAGCTCAGGGATATTACCAACCTGAGGGTTGTAAGACTCTGGGAATGAGTTGTCATGTGGGGTGTAGGCAGGGTTAAACGTCGGCTGAAATTCCATCCGCAACCTGCCAGTAGCAAAATCTTTTGTCTGCCAAACCAACGGAATATCCCCTACCACCCTTGCTGCTCCGGATGGGTAAACGGAACTGCCTCGTGGCCATGCGGTAGGCAGGTTGTTAGTTAACTCAAGGTAGTTGGGGCCTATAGTAAGGATGGAAACCGTTACCCCCGATGATTCCAACTCATCCAACAACAGGGCTGAAGACCCCACTACAAAGCCCCTTCCATCAGTATCACAGTAGAGGAAGCTGCTAGACGCAGGGGCATCCTCAGTCAGCCTAGTTGCAAAAGGTACCAAAGGAGCGGCAAAGAAACCGTTCTGCCTCTTGAACGTAGTGTGATCCAGTTTCCTGGCTGACTCCCTGGTCAGGTAAAGCTCTGTCTCGAGGGACCGCCTGGCCACATCACGCAAAGCAGTGCGGTGTTCAGTTCCGTCATGAGCTGTCTGTACGCTAGTTAACCATTCCAAGGTCTCCATGCACGAGCTCTGCCAGTTATGAGCAAAAGCCCACGGCTGTAAGCGTGACCCAATTATCGATACGTACAGCTGTCTATTTGGCAGAGGAGTGGAGTCATTGGTAACCACCGACTGGACGGAGTTGAAGCTGGCAGGCCCAACGTCCTTCTGTACCAGGAACTCCCACAAAAGCTCTGAGAATGGGGCTATGTAAATGACTGGCCCACCCGGGAAGTCAGGGAACCTTGAAATAATCCCCGCAGAATCATAGGCGGTGACAAAGTCGATAGATGATTCGGAAAAAAACCCGTTCCAGATAACCGTCTGCAGGACAGTGTCAGAAGCAATCGATCCCAGGCCAAAAGCTACTGGGTTTATGTGAAGCACGTCGTAAAAGAAATATCTCTGGCTGGAGGTTCCCATAACCCCGACGTGGGACGTAGGGGAAGGGGGTACTGCAATAGCGCCTAAAACACCGACCAACGCCAGGCCGCCAAACTCATCCCCAATAATCGATAGGTCACTTTGGGTTTCAATATACGGCTCAACCGCCGCAGGCGGGACGGCAGGAAACAGCGCTTCATAATCGCTTCCGGTCCCCCGTACCCCGCCTGTGTAGGTAGTCATTCGCAACCCCTATTATTGAAAGCGATAGGCTATGCCAAGATTACCAGAGTTAGTGTTACCAAACTCCCCAACCTCAGGGTGGGCTGGGAACTTGGTAGCCAGCGGGAACACCTTCCAATCAGTGTTGACTACGTCAGCATCTGAAAGATACTTAACATTCACCATTCGGATACCGTCTACCGACCCGAGCAGCTGCCAGCGGCTAGAGTTGATAGGCTCAAAACACATTAGATCAACCCCAATGCCCGGAGCTCGGTTGTCCCAAGTGTTAGGGGTGAGCTCCTGCGAGGCCAGAGTAGGTCTCGTATTAGGTTCGGTGGCACCCCTACCAATGATGTGGTGCGGCGTAGAGTGACCGCCTAGAACAGACACTGAACCAACTGCATCGCTATCGGAGGCTAACAGGTTTGGCAAGAAAGTACTGCTATTCACCCTGCCTAAGATATCCCCGAGAGCGCAGTAATTGACTGTTCGGGTCAGTGGGGTATAGGCATCAGGGACGCCCACCACCCGAATAATTCCCTTGCCGCACGGGTCTGAAGTGCTGGTGCTGGAGTCGACGTATCTGTCAGTTTCGCCATTGCTGCTTAGCACTATATTTCCGTACTGACCGGTCTGCTTAGGGTTGTTCTCGTAATCCCAACGCAAAGCTGAGGGGCTGGCGGCACAGCAACCTGAAAAATACTCTCCTCCTGTCCAGGAGGCTGAGGCCTTTCGGATAGTCCCCATACTGAAGTGCTGCCAAGATTCGCCATAAGGAGTCACCCGCTTGAAAGCGACATGCACTACGTAACCGTCCGAAAAGAAGTGGTACTCCGAGGCTCCGTAGGCTGGGTAGCAGGAGGCGAACCTTGGAGCTGTGACGTTATTGGCGACTACACCCACCGGGTGGCCATTATCGTACAGAGTTTTGAACTGGGCAGCGGTCTTCCCGAGATCCGAGGTGAGCAGTGCAAACAGCCCGGTATTAGGGTGGGCAAGCTCTGGAGTTCCCGCCCCTAAAAAGGCCGTATCCAGCATCAACCAATAATCCACCAAACCATTGGTAAACCTCCACAACTTCTGCCTAGTTCCGTTGATAACCCCCAATGTGTCACTCCATCTAGGGTAATAAGCGCTGCCGGCGATGGTTACCGGGTTGCCGGTGGGGGGGCTAACAGCGTCCAGCTCGCCAACCAAAACTCCAGGACCAGCCCCCCATGGGGCGGTATTGAGAAATGCATAAAGTTTGCTGATCAGATCATCAGTGCCGGCACACACGGCATTCTCAGTAAACCAGGTCATCAGTTACTCCTTGGCAAACGCAGCGATAACTGCGGCAAATTGTGGCTGCACAGTAGTTCCCGCCCACACAAGGCAATCAACACCGTCGACTACCACTACATCTCCGCGATCCACAGGGTTGAAAGAACTCTCCCCAATAAAATAGATTCCAGGGAACTCGCCAAGTATGCCGCTAAAGAACTTGGAGCCAAACATTATCATTCCTGGGAATACGGCTTTTACCGAGGAATCCCCGTAAACCTGAGGCGATATCCTGCAGCCGTTTATGTGGGCTCCTTCAGAGGATGCCGTATCCCGGTAAACCCACGGAGCTGTGTACACCGCGTTAAAGTTTTGCGCATAGCCTTCAAGGGATATCGTAGTAGCACCCGCCGCCCCTATGCTTGAAGCCGCTTGAGAGTAGTTCTCCCCGTGCACCCAAGCCCCTGTCGGTAGGCAAACCCATAAGGTACTGGACTTGTCGTACCCGTTAACTGGCGGGGAAAGTGGATGTACCCCAGGGCAAAACCCTGGAGCCTCATCCCGACGCGACACCGGAGGGTTACCAGGTATCGGCGAGAAAAGTCCGTTGCCAATGGTTCCTAGAACGTAACCAGGCCAAGGGTAGGAAGCCGGAGTGGAGTGCGGCAGGAAGAACCCGGCTGACAGCGATTGGTAGTCGTTGGAAGTGAGTTTGGTCAGCACCTTCATTGAGCGGCCGTCCGCAATGAAGTGGTAATCTACTGCAGCTGTCTGGTGGTTTTTTATACGGCCAGCAGGGCTCATGCCCACTTGCTCAAACACGTTTAGCAGTGGGTCGTAGGTTCTGTGGAGACTGCAGTCCAGGTAATAACGATCGCCGTTTGAAGTTCCGCCAACCCTTTGCGCCAAAGTCATGTATATCTCGTCAGCCCCTACTAGACCAGTCGCTTTTAGGGTCATTACCCTAGTTATCCGGGTCTCGGTGCTCAAAGCATTGGTAGGGGGCTTTACACGTAAAGCTGTTCTGGCGTTGGCTGCCAACCCGTAGGTTCCGAATGACTTGGCAGTAGGGGGAATCCCGTTGGAGGCAGCCCCTGCGTGGCTATAGACTTGGTCAGCCCCGGACTTAGTAACCCGCAGCCCAATAGAAAAGGTAGGGCTACGGTAATCAATAAAATCCCCAAGGGAGGCAGAGGCTAAGATAACTCCGGCAGAATCTTTCAATTTGTATTGGGTAGCTGTGAAGAAGTCGATATATACCGTCTGTCTTAAACTTTCCTGGTCGTAATAAACCAGCTCCGTTATAGCCACTGGAAATCTTGGTGAGCCGCCTTCCTGGCTGTACTGCCCGAACTGCTCGAATAACGCTACCTCGCCAGTGCTGCGGGTATAGGCTAAAACTTCCAAGGCAGTTTTAGCAGTGACTTCCACTCCGCGAGCGGTATCAGCAATGACTTGGTAAGCCTGAGCTCCTAAGGAACTGGCCACAGTGTTGAAGGTAAATACATCGCCGGCCGCAAAAGGGGTGGCTCCGGCGGTTACCCACAAACCCCCGCCCGGTATGCCGGCGTAAACGGTATCGTAATCCCTGTCTACAGGCAGTGACAAAGTAAAGGGGCCGATAGGTCCGTAAGTGGCGCCGACGATGTCGAAAGTAACAGCATCGGAAAAGGTCAGTGTCCAGGAATCTGTCACTGCAAAGAGCGGGCTTGTCATGTCAAAGGAGTGGACGGTTCCGTCCCCTGCATTGCCGCCGCCAGGGGTTGGTTTGGACATTTCGCCGCAGAGGAATTTTTTGATTTCAGTCAATAAAACTCCGTAATCGGAATCGACAGTATCAGATCCAAACCTTGGGAATTCTCCCGCAGCAGCTGCGCCAATAGCTATAGTTCCAGAAGTAAAGGGCATTATGTCAGCACCTGTTTGAACGCGGTTTTATTCGCCTTGATGACATTCATCAGGGTCTTAACTGACCCTGGGCTGCTGAGGCCAGCCTGTACAACAGAATCAGAATCGATCGTGTTTATCATCTGTATGCTCTGTGGCGCAGCGGGGTTCACGGTAACAGACGGCGAAGGCGTCTTCAAGCTGGCGGCATCAGCGTTTGAGCGTGACTGAGCTACCATCCCGCCGGTAGAGAACTTCCTGGCTGTCCCAGCATTGAGAGACTTTATAGTATTCTCCCCCAGCATGCTGGTGGCCTTCGCAGTTAGGATCGACTCCCCGCTGGATACGGCAATAGGCGCCCGGCCTGACTTGGTGTACATAAATCCGCGGATGGAGTCGCTAGTGCCAGAACCTGGCCCTTTAATCATGCCAGATTTTGATACGTACCCGCCTGCGAACTTGGCGGGTATGATGGCGCCAGTGGAAGCAAACATACCGCCTACCCATTTGGCGGCACTCCCCAGGGCGTCCCCGGCACCATTCCACATATCGCTGGCCATATTGCCGATACCGCTAAGCAACCCGCCAAGCCCTGCGTCCAACCCCTTGAAAGCTTTTTCCAGGGATCCCATGACACTGTCCATTCCCGCACTGATCTTATCTTCCACTACTTGGAAGAGGGATTTATCAGGGGCGGGCGGGCCTACTAACTCTTTAGCTTTTTCGGTAATAGCTGAGGTTCCGCCAGGGAGCCCCGCAGCGGCACCGTTGACAGTGACGGATCCTGCATTGACAGTCATGGTTGAGACTGCGGTTCCTGCAGCGCCTGGTGCCGCTCCTGGCGCTTGGATGCCTAAGGCAGAAGCCACAGTGGAAACAAACCCACCCGCAGCCGGGGTGGCGGGGGTAGTAGGGGATCCTGGAGCCCCGGCAGCCGGCTGCCCAGGAACGATGCCACCGTAACCCCCCGTCATCGCACCCAGCAACACATTGTTCATCATGTTCTTGGTGGTCATCGTGAAAACTTCTTTCGCCAGATCCCGGGCAATCTTTTTCATCGATTCGACGAAGTCTTCGCCTTCGAGAACTGCACCGGCAATGGCGTCACCGACAGAATCCCAAGCAGTTAGCAAACTGTCACGGATGTTATCGCCCCAATCCTTGAGGGCGTTGCCGCTAGACTCCAAGGCCGTGGTGAATTTGCGAATACCTTCCTCATTGAAAACTGAAGCCAACTCACTGGCGGCTGTGGATGAAAAATCTTCTATCTCAGCGGCTAGGTCATCGAGCTCCGTGTTCATGTCACGAATGCTTGCAGTGCGCTCCTCGATCATCGCAGTCAGTTGGTCTTTCTGAGCCTCGTTTGCCGCAGGGAGTAGCGCCTGGAGCCCTGATATCTGATCCTGGCTGACGGCTATCTGATTCTGTATTCCAGAGTATTTTGACCCAGCGAACCTGGCTTTCTCCGCATTAGTGAACCCTAAGCCTGCGCGGGCTTTGGCATCCATCAATGGGTCGCCAGTAGTGGCAGTTTTCGGTATCGCAGCCTCGGCAGCTTTCGTGGCAGCGTCGTACTTTTTGGTTACCCCACTAATATCCTTATCAGCCAACAAACCTTTCTTCAACTCCGGGCGGGATTCAATGTATTTCTGAATCTCCTCCTCAGTCATGTTGAGGGTGTTGCGCATGTAGTCTTCCATTTCCGTGATCAGCTTTTGCTGAGTGGACATGTATTGATTATTCAGCTCTGCCAGACCATCAAAGTTCCCACCGGCAGCAAGGATGGAGGCCTTTTGCTGGTCGTACATTCCCATCTCTTTAACAGCAGACTTCTGCATGTTGTCGAGATATTCTTCCTTGGACTGCAGCTCAATTTTTTGTAGGTCGAGCTGTTTCTCTGCCAGATCCGCAGCAGCTTTCTGGTATTCGTCTGACTTCTTCCCGTGCTGCTCAGCAACTTTTAAGTTGTACTGTGCATTGGCGATTTCACGATTCTTCTCTGCAGCAAGAAGGCCATTCTTCTCGTTAATAAGGTCAGCCGCTTTTCCAGTAGCATCACCGAATTTCTGCAACTTGGTTATTTCAAAATCAATCGCATTCGCACGAGCAGTTACTGAGGGGTCGGCTACAAATTCCTGTTTCGATAATTTCGCTTCAACCGGTTTGCGAAGGTCAGCTTCCAGCTGGGCCTTGTCGGCTTTTGCCTTGGCTTCCGCTTCCACTTGCAGGCGTTTGGCTTCGGTAAACTTGTCTTCCCCGGCGGCAGGAAACACCCCTCTACCACTTCCACCGGATTTAGGTATAAGAGAGAGGTTAAGGTCGGCGGCAACTTTACTGGCAGAACCTCCACCGACATTGGCAGAAAAAATCTTGTCCAGGAAGCCGCCTTCTGATAGCCCAGTAACAGCAACATTTCTAAGCTTGTCAAAAATACTGCTGGCGGCCTCAGAGCCCATGGCGGCCAAGGAAGCCATGTACTTATTAGTAACGTGCTCAACAGCCGCCTCAGCCTGCCCGTCAGGTAGCGCAGCAGCGATAGCCAATTCGTTAGCGTACTGCTGTGCCATTAGATCGCCAGTAACCGCCATCTGGTCAGTAACTGCTTTTCTAGTAGTTACTGACACAGCATCAGTCAATTCCGTAATGGCCTTGACGTTTGCGGAAGCCCGGTCTTCACCGAATCCGCCACGCAACATCTGCTGCAGCTTCTCTATGTTTTCTGGAGATGTTAGGACTTTTATTTGCTCAGTAGCTAAGGCACCAGCTTCCCCTCCTTTCAGAGCAACCTCTTGCAAGTTTGTGTAGAAGGCTTTGAAATTATCAACGGCGGCAGCGGAGGTCGCCTGGATCTCTTCAATTTGGTTGGCCATGGCCTTGACGTCATTTTCGTCAAGTTGCTTACCGTTGGTAACGCTTTGCTGCAGTTCTGCAAGAATGGCCTGCCGCTTCCCGTAATCAGCCTCGTTCCCGAAAGCCTCGATAAGTTCCGCCAGTCTTTTTATGTCGGTGTCCGTTCCCTCGAACGTAGCACTCATGGAGTCAGCGAATTTTGTCAGTGTGTCTTCGTAAGTGGCAATAAATTTGCCCATCCCACCTTCTTTAACGGTGGGATCAAAAGCAGCTAACTTGTTACGAAGCTCTTCCAGTTTTACGTTAGCGGCGTCGAGTGCCACCAATCCCTGAGCTTGCGCAGTCTCATCAGACACGGTGCCTTTAGCTTGGGTTTTTTCAAGGTATTTTCCGTACCCATAACCAAGAATACCCGTGCTTTCCAAAAGAGTCTGCCCTACGACTCCTGCGGCTCCCTTAACCTTCTGACCGAAAGTTTGCTCCGGATTAGTGGATACCCCAGCACCAGCTTCCTCTTCCGCCTTCATAATCCGGCGCTTGTCTAGGTAGTCGTTGATGGTCTTCATCCCATCAGCAAACTTCTTGAAGAACCCGTCAGCATCCTGGGCAAACATCGCTGTCAGGATATTGTTAAACCTTGTCAGCTGCGCCGACAAAGAATTCATTGAAGTAGCTGCAGCTTCCGCAGCAGGCTGCCCGAAAGTGATTTCTTTCTGCAGCTTCAAATAATCCTGTGTGTTAGTAGTCAGGGCTTTCAGTACGTTTAAGGCTCGAATATCGAACGCCCTTCCCAACGTGAAATCACCGCCAGCGCCAAAGCCTAAAGTTTTCAATTCGCGCAAGACTGCCAGCAGAGGGTCCGCTTCTTTTGAGAAGTTGAAGAACTTGGCTTTTATCTGCTCGCCAGTCAGGTCTTGCCCGATTTTTGCGTACTGTTCCTGCAACGCTTTAACAGAATTGTCTTGCAAGTTGAACACTTCCACCATCGCCTGGCGCAAGCCAGTGGCTACTGTGGAGGCTTTGATACCCGCGTTACGCAAGACAGAAGCGGCTGACAACATCTGCTCTGAAGTTATGTTGTAACCTTCCCCTACCTGGGCACCCAGAGACAGGATGGTTTTAAGATCCTCGCCATTCAGTTTCGAGATATTGACCGCTTTGGTCAGCTGGTTGGCAATATCTGCATCAGACAAGTCTTTATACACTTCACCGATAGACGTGATGATGTCAGCGGAGGTGGCAAGGTTCGTATCAGTGCCGGACGCGAAGTCGCTGACAGCCTTCAATACCTTCGGCAACTCTTCTGCAGATTTACCGGCCTGCGCAATAACCTTTGCGGCCTCGGCCATTTCTGCGACGGAGAACCGTGAGTTGGTGGCCGTATCCAGGATGGCCGTGGAAATGCCCTGCATAGAGCGTGTGCTCTCCGCCGTGATGGCCTGCATGTTGGCCAACTGGGTATTCAGGTCGTAGACGGCACCAGCCAAACTTTTAACGTAACCAAGGACTGCGTACAGGCCTTGGTATATTAAAGCGAACTTGGCAAAGTTCTTGATAGTGGATCCCAGCTCCATGCCAAAGCGCTGCATACCGGAACGGTCGCCAGCTTCTTTCTGGAGCTTGTTAACGGCAGCCGCCGCTTCATTAGCGGATCTGGCCAACGCCTTCAAGCGTTCGTCGGCCTTTTTAGTGTCAGCTCCTGCCAGGTGCAGCTTGTTACGGTACTGCTCGGCCGTGGTTACCAGACGGTTAAGGTACTGGGACGCCTGCTTGGCTTGTTCAAGGTTCAGCCCAACAGAACTGAAAGCTCCTGGGCCGCCTCGTGAGCCGACAATACCCCGCCCAGCGCTGTAGCGAAGGTCTGTACCTCTACCGCGTGCCGCCGCCCGGGATTCTGCGTCAGAAACGGAATTAGCCGCCTTTACCCTGGCAGCGTACAGTTCGTTAACGTCCTGGTGCTCTTTCTTGATCCGCGCAAGGGTGTATTGCTCCTGCCCAAGTACCCTCAGCAGTTCAGATGCGTTCTTACCTTGAGCCTCTTCCGATTGCACCAGCTTGTTTTGCAAGTCGACCATTTTGGTCTGCCAGGCAACGCCGAGACGCAACTGTTCAGCCCGGTGTTTCAGGTTTTCTACGCTGAGCTCTTTGTTACGAACCCCGCCAAC